AATACCCAGTGGACGTCAAGGAAAGGTCAAGCCCGAGTAGATTGATATTCACGGACAGATACTAATCCATAAAAGCAAAAACCCGCCGAACACCTAGCCGGTTCAGCGGGTTTGTCGAGTGACACAGGTGGCGTGCAGTCGAGTCTTCGATTTGCCATAGCTTTCGCTACTAGACCTTTTGACCACCTGCCCTTCTTCCACTCGGAGTAGATATTGGCTAGATGAAAAAAGAGTAACACTATTTATTAAAGCTAAATAGTAAAGCATTTATAATTAAAAATCTAGTAAAAGACACCGAACATGCAAAAGCCGAGTGAGTCTCCCCACCCGACTTTCGCACCTATAACGGTCCTAAGGAATTCCAGTTTATACTGAGTTTAAATACTGAAAGTGTCAAATAAAAAGACATAATAAATTATTTTTCCCAACTTCTTTTTGCTAACCCTAAATCAAAAGCAAGCTGTGGATGGTTTCCAATTCTTGTGTGACATGGTCTGCAAACCGCAAGAACGTTATCTTCATCAAGTATCGAGCCGCCCTGTGAGCGACGAATTATTTCGTGAACGTCCGTACTGTTCTTTTGGGTAAAAGTTACTTTTTCATCATGCTGTGCAAAAACTTTGCAAGCCTGACAAAAAGGTCGTTCGCTAAGAATCTTTTCTACAAATGGACGCCGCAGTTCATAAAGCTCAGATTGCTTTTTGCTTCTTTTCTTTATTGAACCAGTTCGCTTTGGGGGAGCGCCTCTTTTTGGCGGTTTGCCTCTCTTGAGCGGCTTTCTAGGTTTCACCTTAGTTAGAGATTCTCAACGTCAATCTGGTCAAACTCCCACTTGCTTTCAAGGGTCGCCCAGAGAGCCCTATCGATTGATGTTTCTTCAAGGTCGTAGTCTCTCAACATTGCACGATGGGTGGCAATCGCTCTCTTGTAGAAATCAACTTGCTCCCATCCATCTGAAGATATTTCATCGCCAGTTTCAATCATTGCAGCAACTTCATCAAGTCGCTTGTCAACGTGGAACTTAAACCTACTGACCTTCTTTAGCTTTGAGTCGTATGCCGCTTTTGCTTCAATAGCAAGCCTTCTGCCATCCCTGCCGAGTGCCGTATACCTGGCATCATCGGCTTGAGCGTCGTACTCAATCTCGTCAATCTGTTCTTTTAGATTTTCGGAAAGAAATAGGAGCGCGTCTCTCCACCTGTTCCAGTTTTCCTTTTCCATCAATTGTTTTTTATGAAGCGGAGAAAGTTTGTTCTTTACTTCCTCTGCAACCATTCTTGCAAATGCGTCATCGTTGAGCATCATCTTTATCTCCACGCCGGACATATGCGTTTGTAACTGCAAAAATTACACAGAAACGAAGTCTTTGCTTCAAACTCACCAGTCCTGCATTTTTCATCTATTTGCGACTTTGTCTCTTGAATCATCTCTTCAAGTTTTACTATTTCAGAGTGAGTTACTTCTCGCGTGAGTTTCACTCCGTCCTTGAGGTACAAAAGTTCAACTTTGTCGACATCGCCAACGCCAAGGTTGATTAGAAGTTTTGCATAAATTAAAAGCTGAGAAAACTTTTCGTCTAGGTCATACTTTGGTGTCTTGCCTGTTTTGTAGTCGCTTACGGTCAGTGACATTTTGCCTTCTGTCTGGCTATATCTGTCTATGAATCCACGAAGCCTTACTCCGGCTATCTCTCCATTTAGTTCATATTCAAGGCCAGTTGGTTCAAGTTTCTGTGGGTCCTCTAGGTTCCAAAGATTCTCAACACAAAACCATGCAGCCCAACGAAATTTATTCAACGCCTCAGCATCGCTAAGAGAGACTATTTTGTAAGTGACCTTAAAGCCGTCAACAACTTTCATTGCTTCTTCTGCCCACTTCTCATCCCATATCTGTTTCGCTAATGGGCGACAGTTTGCAAGTGTCCGCAATTCAGCTGGGAGCTTATACATCTCTTCAAGAATGTCGTGGACAAAATTACCTAATACCGCCCAGTGGTTAGATGGGTCTGGGATTAGGTCAATTTTGTTGAACTTAAACTTCTGTGGGCACTGTTTAAATGTCCCAATGGAAGATGCTGACAAGTAGTCAGGAGCCTTTAGCTCACTTGTCATCTACAACCACATAGTCTCCGCCGAATGAAAGACGAATCGCTTCTGCAATCAACTTGTCAAGAGCATCTTCGGTTACTGTTTCACGCTTTGGCTTTGGCTGTCCATTGCTGTATGTGCTCCAATATTCATTGAGCTTTTCTCTATTCTCTGGAGAAAGCCCCTTTGCGATGCCCATGAAATTGTCCCACTTTGTTGAAACCTCAGGTGTCACTCGTGCCTCTGCTTCCATCTCGCTGTCCATAACTTGTTCAATTTCAATTGCGTCTTCGCTTCGCGCAAGGTAAAGCCCAACACCGAGTGTTTGGACTGCCTTCTTTAAAGCGTCAGATACTGCACCTTTAACCTCGTCGCCAATGTCGACTGGTTCGCCTTGTTTGTTCAGTTTGATTTTCTGCCCACCAACACCGTCGCGGTGAACGGTTTCTCCATTAATTTTTGCCTGAAGTTGAATGTGAGCAACAATCGATGTTCCAAGTTGTTGCCAGCTATGAACAGTGAACGACCAGTTCTCAACCCCAAGAACCTTGTTCATTCGGTTGATTACTTCGCTTACAGGGATGTAGATGAGGTTCGCCCCACCCTTGTTGAGTCTCTTCTCCATCTCCGCTGGAAATGGTTCTGACAGAGTTTGATAGATGTTATTGCTTGTCATTTGCGTCGCCCTTTCTGACGATAATGCTTGTTTTTAGTACACCTGTTTCACAGTAGTTATCTACGTTGATTCCGAGGCTGGAAAGTTCTTTTACTCTCCAGTATGAAGGTTGAACGTAGTCAAGAACCTGCATTGCAATCTCTTCAGGGGATTTGATTATTTCCCCAGTATCAATGTCGACAGACATTCTTACAAGTTTCTGAGCAACAACACTTGCAAGGTCTTTGTGTTGCCATGCACGGCGCTCATAAGAGCTTTTCTTTTCAATCACACCGCCGTTATTTAGCTGGATGTTTTTCCCGTCAGCGATTAGTTGCCCCACGGATACTGAAAACGAGTCGTAAACTGTTGAGATATCCCGTTTGACCATGTTCATTTCGTAGAGAATGTCGCAAGCGTCTTGCGTCTCTGGGTTTGAGTTGATGTATTCATCAAGCTCTTGACCGAGGGCAAGCAGATATCGACGAACTTCAAGTATTCTTTCTGGTGTCATGTTAGTAGTGTCCTTATTAGGTTTGGATAGTTAACTCACACGACTATAGCGATTCTTCCTCGCTGTGGCAACCCGAGCCCTGTTAAATGTGTAAATGCCCCAACCGCAGAGTCAACCTGGTCGTCATGGTCGCAGGCTTCCGGGAATGAGGAGAATTCGTCAAGCCAGTCTGACAGCCATGTTCCGCGGACCACCCGAACGTTCCCGTTAGCGGATGCTGCAGCAAAAGGTCTAGCCCTTGTGACCTTGTCGCCAGTTGAGCGGATTGCCGCAAAATCATACCCAGGAACGACGTATCTAGCGTACTGGTCCATAAGGGCCTTTCCAGATGAGCCTGGTTCTTGTTCCATCCGAATCGGGACAGCCTTTCCGTCTTCGTAGGCCGTTCTGGCTATTAGCTCTTCGACCTTTTCCCCTCTTACCCGAGCCTTTTTCACATCCAAAACATAGGCAATTCCTTGGTCGAAAAGCATGAGCGTTCCTACCGTCCAGTCCGGGTTGGGGTTGGAGTGGTTTGGCTCGGTGGCCGCAAGGTCCCAAAATCTGACCACTCTGGCCGATGAGGTTATTTGAGGGATTTCGCTATCGTCAATAATGACTATTGAGGTCCTGTCAAATAGGGTGCCCAGAGTCGTGCTCCACCAGTCTCCTTCTTCCAGTCTGCGTCTTTCAATTGGGTCAAGAGCCTGAAGGGCTTGGCGGTATGAAACAGCGTCAATTCCTGGGTTATCCGTTAGTTTTGACGGAACGAAGATTCTGCCCTCGCTTTTACCTTCAACGATAAAACGCTGCCTAACCCAATTGGGTGCAGGGTTTGAGGCTGAACGCATCCGAAGGGGAACCGAGGAAAGGGGTCCAGATGCTGGACGGCGTAGACGGGAGAACATATATCTGTAGTCACTTTCACGGATTTCTGTTACTTCGTCCATGCCAATAAATTGGAATTCCGAACCTTTATAGCGAAGGTAGTCGCCGGTGTTATTCAGATAACCGAATGAGACTCTCGCCCCAGACGGGAATGTCGCTTGGAAACTGTTGTTGTTCCAGTGGATGTCATCGTAAAGAGCAACCCACGACTTAAAGCGGTCCATCAACGCTCCAGGAAGTGACAAGTCGGCAAAAGTTCGACGAAAGAGAATTGCGGAATAGTTGGGAACATCCACGTACTGCAAGGCAGACATGAGTAGCGCAGAAGACTTTCCACCGCCTGCCGCTCCCCCAAACAATGCCTCAATAGAGTTTGTTCGCAAAAAAACTTTCTGATTTATTGACGGCTCTTCAGGGCAGAAGGGTGGCATCTTTGGTTGAAGATACTCCAGAACCTGATTCCAATTTGTTGTCATATTTAATTTGCCTCTTGATACAGTTAAGCACGGAATGCGCTACTGTAGGTGATATGTCAAAATTACTGCTCAGGATTAAATCCTTGCCATCGCGCGTCAAATCTTTATTTAAACGGGCTACCTTCGCCAACTTGCTCATGATTTCATTTATACTGTTTACCAGTATTGGTGCGGCAATGATTTTTCTACCTGCCGGGCTGATAGTGGCAGGCATAACGTGTGGTTTTTTCGGCTTCCTATTAGGTCTTGAGTAAATATGGCATGGAATCAATCGAGCAATAAATCGCTCGCAAACGCACAATCCAAGGAGCTTGGACCTGGTGCGCCCATAGCGCAGAACCCAAGTTATGCAGGACGACCTTATAGAGACTCATGGGATGTTGAGCGCGCATACCGCGAAGGCATGCAGAAGGTTACCTGGGTTGCAAGATGCATCGATGCAATCGCTGGGAACCAAGCACGACTCCCAATCATTCTTCGTAAAGACAATTCTCCAGACGGAGAGGTGCTTATTGGAAACAGAGCAAAAAACAACTCTTTGCTTGAAGTCCTAAACACTAAATCAAACGTTGGTGAAAACTCATTTATTTTCCGATACAGAATGTCCGCTCAACTCTTGCTGGGTACACGCGGTGTTTTCATTGAAAAAGTTCGTGGTAGAGACGGAAGAATAATTGGTCTTAACCTTTTGCCTCCTCAATCAACAGCGCCAATTCCAGATGCAAAGAAGTTTGTTTCTGGGTACGAAGTACAAATGCCTTACGGTCAAAAAATCACAATGAAACCAGAGGATGTTTGCTGGATTAGAAGACCTCACCCTCTTGACCCATATTTGTCACTTACGCCTCTTGAGTCGGCTGGTGTTGCAATTGAAATTGAAAATCTTGCAAAGCTGTACAACAGAAACTATCTGCTCAACGACGGTAGACCTGGTGGTCTGCTCGTTTTGCGTGGAGAAATCGAAGACGATGACAAGGAAGAATTAAAGAGCAGATTCCGTGGGAACATCGGAAGAGCGGGTCATACGACGGTTATCTCTGCCGACGATGGCGTTGACTATGTGGACACTTCTGCGTCGCCAAGAGACGTTGCGTACGCTCAGATGCGACAGATTACAAAGGAAGAAATCCTTGCATCATTTGGTGTTCCAGAGTCAGTAATCGGAAACGCTGCGGGAAGAACCTTCAGCAATGCAAGCGAAGAAATTCGTGTGTTCTGGATGGAAACAATGCTCCCGCACCTTGAGCCACTTGCTCGCTCATTGGATGAACTTGATGACGAGTACTACGTTGACTTCGATACAAGTGAAGTCCCAATCCTTCAGCTCTACAAGCAAGAGCGTGAAAGATATCTGATGCAGGAGTTCCAAACTGGCCTCATCAGCAACAATGAGTACAGAACAGGCTCAGGAAGAAAAGAAGTTGAAGCCGACCTTGCCGACTCGTTATTGATGAATCCAAACTTGATTCCAATCGCGAACACAAAAAAGAAGATGGAAACCGCTCCGTCAGCAGAGATGGGTGGCGCACCTGGCGTCCCTGGCGCGCCAGTCCCTGGAGCACCAATGCCAGAAGCCCCAATCCCTGGCGCAGAAGGACAGCCACCACTTGACCCAAATACAATGCAAGGTGCATTGGCTCAAGTTGAAGCACCAGTCGCTCCGGCTCCAGACCAGCTAGCCCAAAGCACGATTCCGCCAGAGGCACTTGCTGCTGTTGCGACAACCGCAGAGCCTGTTCCAGGCGGAGCCGCATCTGTTCCAACAGGCGGAATGATGTACAAGTCAATCGAGAGCGAGTTGCAGGCAAAAAGCGCAGAATCGCTAACGAGATGGAACGAGATTCTCAACAGAAGCATTGAGCGAGTTATCGAGAGACAGCAAAGAGTTGTGCTTGAGAAGGCAAGCGGTTCGAAGGCAAAGAAGTCGCTGTTTGCTGGAACTCTAGAAATTGACTCAATACTCTCCCCCGAGGTTTGGGACAAGCAAATGGACGAGGACATAAGGCCTGTTATATCGGCAATCATTCAGGATGCGTTTAATACGTACAATGATGGATACGGTCAGAAGTCTGAAAAGAGCATAAATCAGTCGGACCTCAATGCCCAGATTGATTCACAGATGTCACGCATCAAGAGTATGAATCTTGACAACTTCAATCAAATATCTTCGATGATGTTCAACTCGCTATCCGTGATGGGCGAGGAAGAAAGAGCTGCTTCCTTCCGTGGTGCTGTTGTAAGCATGTACGCAAATCTCATGGCTAAGCAAAGATTTGAAATTGCCGAGGACGAATCGCGAAGAGCATGGAAGTTCGGGCAGTTCATTTAGGGACTTTCAGTAAAACAACAGATTTACAATTCATTTACTGAAACTATTTGATTTTGTATCAATACTTGCTGTGAGCGCGCTCATTGTTCCTCTAATATCGTTTAGAACCAAGGAGCGCTATGCCAAACTCTAACTTCGGAAATATTCAATACAAGGCCTCCAATGGTCTCATCAAGCTCGATGAACTAGAGGGCATTGTTGAATGTTTCGTTTCGGGGATTGGAAACAAGGACTCTGTAGGAGATATCTGCGCTACTGGTGCATTTGCTAAGAGCCTTCAGCGTCGCAAGCCGCGTGTTGTATGGGGCCACAACTGGAATGACCCAATTGGTAAAGTTCTGGAAATTTACGAAGTTCCAGCATCAGACCCAAGACTTCCAATGAAGATGAAAATGGCTGGAATCGGCGGTCTTTACGCGAAAGTTCAATTCAATCTTCAGTCAGAAAAAGGCAGAGAAGCATTCGCAAACGTCGCCTTCTTTGGTGAAGAACAAGAGTGGTCAATCGGCTACAAAACTCTCAGAGCTCAATACGATGAAAACCTTCAGGCAAACGTTCTTTACGAAGTTGAACTCTACGAAGTTTCACCCGTTCTCCATGGAGCCAATCAGCTAACCGGAACAATTTCGGTTAAGAGCGATGAAGAGAAGACGCACGGGATGATGCCTATGTCAATAAGCGCTCCATCATCAGAGCCACGACGAGACGGACTGTTTGACGAAGGTGTTTCACAAAGAATAAGTGGACCACAGCTTGCAGGAGTGGTTGCCGAACTTTCACGCCGCGCCGCAGGACCAGTCATGGTTGTTGAAGCGACTGAGAACTCTGTGGTCTTTGTGAAGCCAGGAAAAGGAAAATTCAGAATTGGTTACCACTTCACTGGAAGCGAGTACATGTTTGGTAAGCCAGAATTAATTCACGCAGAACAGGCAAAACCGCCAGTCCAGTCTGGCCCTTCGCCAATGCCTGGGATTATGGGCAAACCGAATAAGCCGTCGACAAATAACCCTGCAATGGCAATGCCTGTAGCAATGAAGCCAGTTAATGGCGGAATGGTCATGGTTCCATTGGCGCCTGTTGAGTACGAAGGTTCTGACAAGAACAAAAAGCCAGAGCTTGGTGCAGAAGAGAGCGAGCTTGCCGAATCGCTTGTTCGTATCGCTCGCAAGTACGGAAAGTTTGACGAAGACGGCGACGGAATTTGGGCTGGATACTATCCTCCGGCAGAAAACAAAGTAAAAGACATTGGCGTTAAGTGCTCAAACTGTGTTCTTTACCAAGGTGAAGGCAAGTGCAAGATTCTTGACTTCAAGGTTGAAGATGAAGCCAAGTGCAGATTCGCAATCATCCCAGATGGTGTTGTAGTCGGATTTGGCAAGAAGGAATACAACGACATTCTTGATGACGAAGAAATCAAGATGGTTGAGGACATCGAAGCGAAGTACCCTGGAGAATTCATTCTTGGGGTTTTGCGTAACACGGTGAAGAAG